ATGTTAATGCCATTGCGTTTTCTCCTTGAAAGTAAACTGTTTATGCTACTGTATTTAGCATTATGAAACGAAAACACTGTTGTTTACCCCATTAAAAAGGGGCACAAAAGGTGTAAATATAGTATGAGACCTTTATGTATATGCGGAATGCGCCCTGCTGCTGTTAATTATAAAAGGGCAAGAAAACCTACTATAGAAAAAAGTGTGAAATTTGTAATAAACACGGCGGATTTGGACACGGCATACCAAAATGGAAAATGAAAGGTTATGAGAAAAAAGATACTTGTGAAAAGTGTGGTTTTAAATCTAAGCATCAAGAACAATTTAATGTTTTCCATATAGATGGAAATTTAGATAATTGTAGATATAATAATCTAAAAACAATATGTGCCAACTGTCAAAGAATTTTACAAAAAGAAGGCAGTAAGTGGAAACAAGGAGATCTTATAGCAGATTTTTAGGTTGACTTTTTGTTTGTCATATAGTATAATTTAACTTATTATTTAGGAGCAATTATGTCTAACAAAATCGACTACAAATTTGACGAAAAAAAGTACATTGAAGAATTTCAAGCATATATCGATAAAACATACAACGGCCATTATAGTACAAATAAATTTCAGTCAACTGAAGTAATTATTGACAGAGGACACGGAACTGGGTTCTGTATGGGCAATGTTGACAAGTATTCAAACCGTTATGGTAAAAAAGGTACAGCAGATGATGCTCGTAAAGATCTAATGAAAATTTTACACTATGCACTAATTCAATTATACGTACACGATAACGATCTTTAGCCGATTAAAAATCCGTAGCCTGTACCGCCTGGCACAGCTTGGCTAACTTCTTGCTCTAGTTTTTCCATTTCTTGCTGTGCTTCTGCTTTTAATGCATCACCGTTAAGAGTAGAGCCGCCTTGTGGGCCAGCAATAGTAGCAAACTTTGAACGTGCTTCACCTAGCATATATTTACAACCAGCAAGTGTATAGTCTTTGATCCACTGTTTTGCCAAATAATCATCTAATAATTGTTCGTCTGGACGATAGTTGTAAACATATAAAAGTAATGTTTCTTCTGCTCTAGGTCTTTGTAGTAAAGTTAGCTGCTTAGTTGTACTATTCCATTTAAATTCAATAAAAGAACCAAACATACGTCCTACAAGTTCCTGATATTGTGAGAACAAGTCATATGTAGCAAGTCCTCCCATATTCGAACTAGCTAACAAGTATGTATTTGTGTATGCTAAATTAAATGGTTCAAAGATAGTACCGCCATCGCCGCCACCTGTACGTGATCCTACACTTCTACGGAATAATTTTCTAACTTCCATAACTTCATTAGGCAATGTATAAGTATTTTGATCAACAATAGTAGGCATAAACATATATGATTCTTCAACGGAGTTGTCACTGCGTTGTCTAAAACGTGTTAATGCTTTTGTAAGTGCAGTTTCATAATGTACAGGGTCTAATTCTACATCTATCATACCGCCGCCTAGAAAGGCATTTACATAATCAAATATTTCTTGCTTTTTTGTTGCTAAATTTGCCATACAAGTTCTCCACATAGTATTTATCGTAACGATAAATATACATATGCCGAGACTTAGTTTATATAGACCAGAAAAAGGCAAGGATTATAGCTTCCTTGACAGACAAATTTCAGAAATGTTTTCTGTTGGGGGTACAGACGTACATTTACACAAATATTTAGGTCCTGTAAATACAGAAGAAAGTGCTAGTACAGCAGATAGGCCCCAATACGACAGTGTAAAAGAAACCAACATACAAGACCTCCTGTTTATGGAAAACAGAGACAGGAAATACGATCCTGATGTATACACAATAAGAGGCATATACAATGTAGCAGATATTGATTTTAATTTAAGCCAGTTTGGTTTGTTTATGAGTAATGATACATTGTTTATGACAGTCCATATAAATGATAGTGTTAAAAGTATTGGTAGAAAAATTATGAGCGGAGATGTTATAGAACTTCCGCATCTAAAAGATGAATATGCTTTAAATGATTACGAAGTTTCATTAAAAAGATTTTATGTAATAGACGAAATAAGTCGTGCTGCTGAAGGTTTTTCTCAAACTTGGTATCCGCACTTATATAGACTTAAACTAAAAAGCATATACGACGGGCAAGAATTTAAAGATATACTCGACTTGCCAGCTAGTGAAGATAGTGATTTAACTTTGCGTAATGTCCTGTCTACATTTGAAAAAGAAATGCAAGTAAATGAAGCTGTGGTACAACAAGCCGAAGCAGATAGTCCACTTAGTGGATATGAAACTAGCCATTTATACACTAAACGTGTTGCAGAAGATGGTACAAATATTATTGAACAAAGTTTTCCAGAAGAAGTTCCTGAAACTGTTTTTGAGCGTATCACAGAAGAAGGCATCAAAGATGATTACGATGGATACTTAGTTGGCGATGGGTTAGCACCAAATGGCGAATCTTTCGGCTTTGGTATTAACTTTCCATTAGGTGCAGATAGCGGAGATTATTTTTTGAGAACAGATTTTTTACCTAATAAATTGTTTAGGTACAATGGATCAAAATGGGTTAGACAAGAAGATAGTGTAAGAATGACTCTGTCTAATACTACAACAAGACAGACACAAAAAACTTCGTTTATTAACAATACAAGTACTAGTACAATTAACGGTAGTGAAGTTAAAGAAAGACAAAGTTTAAGTAAGGCTCTAAAAGCTAAGGCGGATAATAGCTAATGCAACACTTTTATGACGGACAAATTAGAAGATATATTACTCAAATTATAAGATTAATGAGTAATTTTCAATATCAAGATAATTCTGGCAATTTTACTGGTATTCCTGTGATGTACGGTGACTTAACAAGGCAAGTGGCAAGTATTATACGTGATAACTCTGAAAACAAAATACCGTCAGCACCTCGTATGGCCGTTTATGTAACAACATTAGAAATGGATAGATCTAGAACGAGTGATGCTAGTTATGTTAGTAAGCTAAATGTTAGAGAAAGATCATACAATACAGCAACAGGAGAATATGGTTCAGAGGCAGGTCCGGCCTACACTGTAGAACGTATTATGCCTGTGCCTTATATATTAGGAGTCAATGTAGATGTTTGGTCTACAAGCACTGATCAAAAATTACAAATATTAGAACAATTACTATGCCTATTTAATCCTAGCTTAGAAATACAAACAACAGATAATTATGTAGATTGGACAAGTTTAACTGTTGTACATTTAGAAAATGTGAATTGGAGTAATAGATCAATACCTGTCGGTGTTGATAGTGAAATAGATGTAAGCACAATTAGTTTTACAACACCTATCTATATAACTCCGCCTGCTAAAGTAAAACGCCTTGGTGTTATCACTAATATCATAACAAGTGTGTTTAATGAAGATGCGGGAGTAATTGATTTCGGTGAAGCCAGACCAGTGTTAGACGCATACCAAAATAATCCTCTAGGTGCTACAAGCGAAAATAGAGATGGCGAGCAGAGACAGAGCGTGAGGGGCGATGTTGATGCATTAGCAAATGTAAATTACAATAATTATAACATTGTAGTAATTAATAACACTGCACAGATAGTAGAAGGCAGCACTGTAGGTGAAATTAGCTGGGAACCTATGTTCGAACAATTTGCTGGACCGTATCAAGCAGGTATAAGTAGGCTATTTTTAACAAGATCTGACCTAGACGGGGAAGTAGTTGCTACATTTACCCTTAATCTAACAAACACTAACCAATTGCTTTTAGATTTTGATGAAGATACACTTCCAACAGATTCAATTATTAGTAGTGATTTACAAGATAAATCAAAAATTGATTACATAATTGATCCTACTACTTATAATCCATCAGCTATTAAGGCAACTGGTGTTAGATTGTTGCTTTTAGATAGTATAGGACCTCATGGGGCAAATTTTGGGCCCTCGGCTTGGCAAAATACAGACGGAACTTATTTAGAAGCTGGAGAAAACGACATCATCGAGTGGGATGGAACAAAATGGGTCGTTGTTTTTGATGCAAGTAATTATGATAGTAGTGTTATTTTCACAACAAATCTAAACACAGGTGTACAATATAAATTTAATGGTGTTGAATGGGTTAAATCTTTCGAAGGTGAATACCAAGTTGGCACCTGGAGAATCACCCTTTAAGATACATACTATATGAGCGCAGATATAGTATGTAGCGGAGCATTAATTTTCGCAAAATCTACCCAAAGATTTTTACTTTTGCATAGAGCAAACGGTAAACGTAATAATATGTGGGGATTAGTTGGTGGCACAAATGAAGGTAAAGAAACTCCATGGGAAGGTTTACGGCGTGAAATCACCGAAGAAGTAGGTCACTTACCCAATATTAAAAAAACAATGCCATTAGAAAGTTTTATAAGTAATGATGAAAAGTTTCATTTTCATACATATCTTTGTGTTATAGAAGATGAATTTATTCCAAAATTAAACGATGAACACGACGGTTATGCTTGGGTTAAATTAGGCAATTGGCCTAAGCCTCTCCATCATGGGTTACGTAACACTCTTACAAGTAAAATTAACCAATCTAAACTAAAAACAGTATTCCAAGTAATATCGTTACTTGACGAACAATAATTTTAATGTTATAATAAGATATGTCAAAAGTACTAGTAATCGGTGATATTATAATTGACAAATACATTTACGGAACAAGCACACGCTTGAGTCCAGAGGCACCTGTGCCTGTTGTTACTCAAGAACGCACTATAGAAACACAAGGCGGTGCAGGACTAGTTTACGAAAATCTACAAAGTCTAGGTGTTGACGTAGATTTATTTGACTATTACTATCCTAAAAGCACTAAAACAAGAGTACTATGTGACGGACATTACATTACACGTATAGACGACGATGTTATTGTACCTGGTGAAAACACACTAGAAGACATCCTTAAAAAAGATTTTAGTGAATACACATATGTTATACTAAGCGATTATAAAAAAGGTGTTCTAGAAAAATCATACGAGATTATAGAACATATTAACAAGTTTGGGTGTAAAGTAATAGTAGATCCAAAAGACCACTATACTTTCTATAATGGTGCCTGGATTGTAAAACCCAATGAAAAAGAATTTACAGAACTAGACTTTGATCTTTGGCAGGGCAATATTGTAATTACCAAAGCTAGTAATAATGTAATTGCTAAAATTGACGAAAAATTTTACGATGTTCCTGTAGAGCCTGTAGAAGTGTCGGACGTTACAGGTGCAGGAGATTGCTTTTTAGCAGCATTTGTTTATGCACTAACTAAAGATTACGACTATGGAACAGCATTAAAACTAGCTGTTCAAGGATCGACTGAAAGTGTTAAACACGTAGGTACATACATTTTAAAAGAATCCGATTTAAAAAAGAAAGTAGTGTTTACAAATGGGTGTTTTGACATACTACACAAAGGCCATTTAACACTATTGAAAGAGGCACGCGAATTAGGCGATAAATTAATTGTTGGTCTAAACAGTGACAGTAGTGTAAAACTATTAAAAGGTAACAACCGTCCAATCAATGACCAAAACACACGCCAAGAACAGCTAGAGCTCATACCATACGTAGACGAGGTAGTAATTTTTGAAGAAAAAACACCCTATGAATTGATAAAATCACTATCACCAGACCTTATTGTAAAAGGTGGTGATTATACTGTAGAAGAAATAGTCGGGCATGACCTTGCTCCTGTACATATTGTACCAACTGTAAAAGGTCATAGCACTACAAAAATTATAGAGGAAGCAAATGAAGATATTAATTACAGGCTATAAAGGATTTATTGCCCAAAATTTAGGAAGATACCTACATTCCCGTGGACACGATGTAGAAGGGTTTGACTGGATTCCTAACACTTTGCCAGCAGTTGACTATTATGACCAAATTATTCACCTAGGTGCAATTAGTAGTACCACTTGTACTGACGTTGATGCTGTTATGGAACAAAATTTAGACTTTTCTACGAGACTTTTAGGCCTCTGCGAAGCTCATGGTGTTAATTTAATGTATGCATCAAGTGCAAGCGTATATGGTCCATTGCCTGAATGTAAAGAAGATGGTCCTGTCTTGCCAAAATCACCCTATGCATGGTCAAAATACCTATTTGATAGAATTATTAATGCTACTGATATTGACAGTTTTGGGTGCAGGGTTCAAGGTTTTAGATATTTTAATGTATATGGTGAATTTGAAGAGCATAAAGGTCCTCAAGCAAGCATATTCCACCAGTTCAAACGTCAAGCAACTGAAGGAAGGATTAAACCTTTTGTAAACAGCGACAACTATTACAGAGACTTTATCTATGTAGGTGATATTTGCCGTATCACTGAGATGTTTTTGAACGTAGATGAAAATGGAATATGGAATTTAGGTACAGGTAAAGCTGAAAGTATTGGTAACATTGCAAAATATATGAGTGAGACACTAAATGTGCCAATTGAAGAGGTAGAAATGCCTATAGAACTGAAAGATCAGTACCAAAAGTACACAAAAAGTGATAATACCAAGCTAATCAACTCAATTGGCGACTATAAATTTTTAACACCTTACGAATGGATGGATCAATGGCTACAAGACTAGAAGGAAAAGTAGAAAAAGGTTGGGGTTTCGAGCTAATATGGGCTACAAACGAGCATTATTGCGGGAAAATCCTATTTTTTGAAAAAGCAGGTGCAAAATTTTCAATGCACTTCCATAAAGAGAAGGACGAAACGTGGTTTATTAACAATGGCCGCTTTATAGTCCGGTGGATTGACACAAAAACAGCCCAGTTGCATACACAAGAGCTAAAAGAAGGAGATGTTTGGCATAATCCTCCATTGCAACCTCATCAATTAGAGTGTATTGTTGCTGGAAGCAGTTTAACAGAAGTATCTACTCCAGATTCTGTTGAAGATAACTATAGAGTTGCGCCAGGCGACAGCCAAAGTGCTATGCCTGGGCCTCACCCCACTTAAGAATAACGTTTGAAGGAATAGCATTTCCTGAAGTTTTGTAAACATTAAGTGCTAACACGTCTGGACCGTTAGGAAATGTACCTCTACCACCTAAACTTGTGTTTGTAAGTTCTTTGATTGATGTAAGATCAATAACAGAACGTTCTCCCGGCACAGCGATAAATTTAAATATTGTTTCGCCTGGCTGTGCGTATACAGGTGGTGTTAAGCTCATAACAATAGTTGACCCAGCAGTCAACCCTGTACCAGTTTGTGAGTATGTAATCCTATAAAATGTTGTAGTGTCAACTGTAATTTTCTGCACAGAAACAACCTGTGTACCAGCTGGGAAGTGTGTATCAGTAGAATCTATGTTAGTTCCTTCTGTAGCATTTGAGGCTTCCCAACTTAATGCGGTAACAAGAGCATAGTTTGCATTTTCAGGTCCTAATGGATATCCAAAAGTATAAGATGTGCCTGCATTAACTCTGTCTTTTGTTCTTCTGCTAAGTTGTACTCGTATGTAAGAACCATATGTGTTTACCTGAGTTACAGTTGTGTTGTTTCTAATATAATCACTAGGAGTTCCTGGTCCATTATATTCAACTGTCATACCTACTTGTATTGAACTACCACTTGGAACTGAACTTGTTGCAATGTAAATTACATTTGTATTATTCCATGCCTGATAATATAGTGTAGCGTTAAAGCTAGGGGCAGTTGATAGTGTGGTTAAATTTGCTGTAACAGGCGTTGCATCACCCCAGACAATAGCACCACTTGGCGCAATTTGAGCAAAACTAGGCTGTCCACCTTGTGCTTCGCCTCCTAGGTCTGTCCAACCAACATCTGCTGGATTTTCAGGATAGTTCTGTGGATTTAAGATACCTTCAACAACAATACCTCCTGTATCACTTGCAGCTAATGGTTCGGAAGTAATTTCAATACCATTTAATAGCAACTGGGCTCTGTTTAATAATTCTCTATCACCAAGGTCGCCTGTAATAGCGTTAGAAACACTAGGCGCAAGTCTAATCATTAATGCAGTATTACGAACTGTACTTGCTTCAATGTTTGTAGCAGCATAAGAGAAAATGTAACCACGATCTTCATCAAAGCCACCATCTGTAATAAATGCTGATCCCCAGTGACTGATAATAGGTGTAATAGTATTACTAATTAACACAACACCTGTTCTTCTTTCATGTTCAACAGCTGGTCCTGCTGTATACTGTCTTTGAGCGCCTGCTTGGAAGTTTGTCATTGTTGTACCTCTTGTACAACCTGTCAAATCATTTCCACTAACTCCTGTAAATGTTATAATTTCGTTATCAATTAACAATGTGCCGCCATCTGGAGGAAAGAAACTAGCGTCTTCTAATGTAATAGTAGTTTCAACATCATCTAAGTGTTCTGCAAGTTTGCCTGGAGGTCCTTCATTAGTAACTTCATAACGCACAGGCAAGTTTCCTGAACGCATGAACGCTTCTGTGTTTACGTTTGAGTTACGCATTCTGTGACAGAATATAAAGTTACCATCTGCACCACGCAACATAAAGTCGATAAATCCAGCACCATACCAAGAATATTGAATTCCAATCATTTGCATTTTAGATATATCAGTATCGTATCCACTTTGCCCAGTTCCGTCTAATCTATCTAAATTAAATGAATCTTGCTTGACTTTTTTATCTATTACAATACAACCTTTTGCATTGTAAGCAGGTGATACGCCTCTATAATCAGGTGTAACAATCATTTCTGTTTGAGAATTTACATGAGCAACAACGTGTGTCATTCCTCTAATAACAATTCTATCACCTGCTTTTAATTGATCTTTAAATCTAGTTCCTGTGCCAGAAATAACATTTTCATCTGGATTTACATTAAGTGTACCTGCTATCTGGAACGTTGAACTTCTTTGTACAACAGAAATATTTCTCCCATCGTATTCCCAGAAAATTCCGTTTTGATCATCATATGCACCAGCCCTAACTGTAGCACCGTGCCAATTTAAAACTGATATTTGGCACCCAAATCCTAGTATAGGTATTTTGCTTCCTAATTGTGTAGTTGCAACTACTCTAAACTTTCTTTCTGAAACAATGTCAGAAACTCTATACGTACCGTCATAGCCTGCTGTGCTTACACCAATAAGTTTTATTGTACCGCCAACTTGTAATCCGTGATCCACATCGTCAGTTTCGATTGTTAATATATCTCCTACTCCTGTACCTGTGCTTTCTATGCTAAGAACATCATAACTAGGTGCAAACAATGCACCAGTAGTATACATAATACCTTTACCTGACTGATATCTAATGTAGTTTTTACTTTGACGTATGGCTTGCGCACCGTGTTGTGGTCCGCCTGTACCTAGCTGAACACCACCATCATACGGTCTATGAATAAAGAAAGAATCTGGTCTGGTGTAAATAGTTGCAGTAATACTAGTTGCAATGTCTATTGTACCTGCCGTTCTAGCAACATATCTTAATTTGTTTTTTTCTGGTACATTTGTTGCAATAAATGATCCACCTGCCAAAGCATGGTTATTTGACCCGTCATCCGATGCAACTGCAACAATGAATGTTCCGCCCGGTATTAATCCATGAGGATTATCAAACTGAACTTCTATTGTTGCTAGACTTTCAAAATCAATACTTGTTGTAGCAGGTAATGCTGCTGTAGTAGTTTCTGTAAATGTAACAGTTCCATAAAAATTAATAGCTGCTGCTGCTGTCACTGTACCTGTGATTGTTGCTGTTAATATTGCACCTACACTATCTATACTTTCTACAACAATAGTTGCATCATTTGTTGGAGATGCGCCTCCTAAAGATTCGCCGCTAATAAAAATAGTATTACCAGGATAATAGCCTGTGCCTGTACCGCCTGGATCAACTTCTATGCTATACGCACTGACTGTTCTAGTTATATCAAATGCTGCTGCTGTTCCATTAAGTGGAGAGTATGTGCTGTTTGTATTAGTATATGTACCCGATCCGTTTCCGCCTGTTCCTGAAACAGTTGCAGTTAAAATTTGTCCGCTCGAATCTACTGTCGATACGGTTATTGTTGCATCATTAGCCGGAGTTACACCGCCGATTTCATTACCTGGAACAACAATAGTATCGTTCTGTCTATAGCCTAAACCACCATTATCTACAGATTGAACAGTGTAAACTTGACTAGCAAGGTTAATTGTAAATACAGCACCTGCACCTGCTACGTTTGTTCCTGAAATGCCGATTGCTTCCCCTACGTTTGCTGCTGTTCCTGAATGGTTAATTTGGGTGATTTCGCCTGTGCCTAAATCTATATCAGCCACAGTAATTGTTAAATCATTTGTCGGTGATGTACCTCCTAGATTTGCACCAGAAATAGTTAGAGTATCGCCTATATTATATGCTGTACCACCGTTTTGCACTGATGGAGA